TTATCTAAACACTACAGCAAGATATAGCGCCTTGTGTTCATTAAGATTATAATAAACACCATCAACAGCACTACTGCTTTGCTCCAGCATAACCGAGTTGTTGGATATTGACAATCCTCCGCTTGTACCACCTGAGGTAACTATACCGGCGTTCACCTTTGTAACACCGTTTTCTGTTACACAAAATGGTGCACCCTTTTTGCACACAATAGCCATACTTGGGTTAAAACCCGGTGTAAGCTCCACTGTTGATTCGCCTGTTCCGTAAACGGTAAACACTGAAAAAGGAGCTGTAACCCTTTGCTTTTCCTCAGCAGTTAAATGCAGTTGGTTATCCTTTATGTGATTACCTAAGGCTGTGTCAATAATGTTATTGTCCAACACAAAGTCTGTTCGCTTTGGTCTGTCAGTTTCAATCCAATTATTCAGTCCAAGATTTGTAGTTTTATTTGTAGATGACATATATTTTCCCTTTCTATTTTAAACTGTTAAATTCTGTCCATGTTACATTTTTCTTATCAAGTATGTCAAAGGTCGCACCTATACTATCAAGAGTACTCCAAGTAACACCACACATATACACCGAGCAATCCAAGTGAGATGGAACCATAAGATTTATCTGATTTTCAATCCAAGCTTCGTCAACAGAGTTGTATGAACCTCTTATATCAAAAGCTATTTCAAAAGTATTAGGTGACTCATCTATTTTATAGTCATAAACTCCTATAGATGACAAAAGCTCACCAAAATTTTCTACAGTAAAATCGTTGTCGCATGATGCTTTTCTTCCTATCAGCATATCTCTTCTCTGTTGCAGATTGTAGTCCGTTCTGGGACTACCGATAATCTTCTCACGATTTTCTATTCCATAATCTTCTGCACTTGAAATAAAGCACTCCCTCAGCACCTTATCTATGTTTTCTCTATGAGCATCAAGTGCTGTACAATATGCCATAATTTCATTATAAACATTACTGCCCTCATTAAGCTTATAAATACCTAATGGAGATAATTTTTTTATTATAGAGTCAAAAGCTGTCAACTTACAGTCTCCTCCTCAATACTCATAGAATTTAATACCGGCATAACGTCAACAGGCAAATAAAAGTTGGTGTTTGAATTTGATGCCCACCTATAATCATATACACCCTCAACATCAAGAATCACTCTTCCCAAGTAAGATTCAAGAACATTATCACCTATCGAAAGAGATGCAATATAGTCAGAGACAGCTGTTTTAACCGCTGATGCAACTGACTCATAAGCATAACCGTCTTTAACAGTAAGGTAAATGCCCACATCTATATTATATGAAATAGCGGAATACACCTTAACGTCCACATTCAGCTCACGCTGTTTATCCATGACAGCTTGAACTTTACTAATAAGTTCAGTAGACGCTTTTGTTTTTCCTGACCATATGTAAACATCAACTGTACCCTTTCCTCTTATTTTAGCAACAACATTAGCACTTGTTACACCATCTACAGACAATGCAAGTTTCTTATAATAAGCACCGTTTGTGCCGTTAGAAATTGTAATATAAGATTCAAGTATTCTCTTTCTCAGACTTTCATCACTCTCGGCGTCAACACCACCTGAAAAAGCCTTTACGTTAGTTACAGTTTCAACTCCTGTAACCGAGGTTACAATTATTGATATTTTTCCCTTGGAAACATTGCTTGCAATGCCACCCTTTTCAGCAGTACAAGAAACTGTTACACCGGTACTTCCCGATGTTATAACGGCATCTTCATCTGTTATAAATCTGTAGGCTGTACTGTCCGATGTTGCAACTATTGTACCTGCCGGAATTGTAATCGAGCTTTCTATCTCAACTGGAATAGAAAAAACTACGCTACCTGTTGCTTTAACAGCTTCCTTTCGCACAAGTCCCCTGTCTGAGGCGTGCAAATCAAGATATGTATCTGTTGCACTTTGAGCAAACATCTGCCTTTTTATAAAGTCAAGATTCACCTCATCGTTATAGATTTCACCTGCTAAAACTTTCATTCTTATGTCTATATCAGAGAGCTGTGGAACATCATTTCCGGAAAGCTCCTTGTACTTTTCTTTCATCCTGTTTAAAATTTCATCATAACTATCCATTTATCATCACCTCTGTATCCTGTGTTGTATATCCGTTGTTTACCGTTATAGTAGCATAATAACTGCCTTTCTTTTTTGAAAGCTTGTTCACCGTTACAAAAACTCCCCCAAGATTTACAAGGCTTTCATTTATCAAAGCCTCAATAGTTTTTATTGCCTTTTCATCAGTAAAGCTACCGCCATAGCTTTCCATTCCAAGATCTCTATCATAAGGGAAAGTTCCCTTTTTTATCCCAACAGCAATTTTTATCTGCTGGATTAGTTCATCAAATCCTGTCAATTCTACAGGATTAAAGTCTTCATCCAGAACAATATCATTATTTTCTATCTTAATATCCATCAGCTGTACTTCTTTCCGTTTATATAAACTGAGCCGTCATTTTTCAATACTATAGATGCACCACCGGAAGAATAGAGCATTAACTCACCCGGATTTAAATTTTTACACGGTGCTACAACTCCTGCACACATATCCTCGCCACCAACCGGCATTACTACAGAAGTTTCTCCTGCCGGAGGCACATAGGCAATACCGTATGGTGCAACGATTGGCAGTTGTCGAAAATCGCTGGAAGCATTAACCTGAACCTTGCCGTCAGATGCTCCCCTAACACTTCCCTGTTCAGTTTTAGGGGATGATATTGAATTTTTAGTAACATAGTTTAATAGCCACATAATCATTCTCCTTTCTTTTTCAGCGTAACAGTTGTATACTCGCCCTCAGGCTTTAATCTGTAGCAAATACCACTAATATATAAATTATCTATTTCGCCGATATAATCATCCTGAACCTTAGTTTTTGCCCCTAACACGTTAATCAAAGGCTCAGTGCAAATCAAGGTAATTTCATAGCTTTCCTTTTTTGCATTTTCAAGCATAGTATCTGCTACCACAAGGGAGTTTGATGTAGATGCAGAGTCCAAATATCGCTGTCGGTCAATTTTTCTGCTGACAGCGTCTTTATTTTCTACAATAGAATTATATCCACCACTATCTGTGGTTTTCACCTTAATCGTTGATAGCAGTTGGTAGCGCTTATTATTTTCTTTTATAGAAGTATATTTCGTCCCACCATTATTTGAAAACAGCATTTCTCTGTCACATTCCACACCACTAAATTTTACAGTTCCATCGCCCTCAACTCTCGGCACCGTGCCGTAAGCATTTATGCAAAAATTGTAAAAAGCCTGCCAGTCTGTCATACCTTTTGAAATATTCAAAGCACCTTTCAAAACCACGTCATCACCTACCGGCTTGTCTATACCGTGAGGCTCTAAATGCCTTGCCCATATAACCGAAGTAGAGGGATTAAGGTAGCTTACCGGCTTACTTTCGTTATCTATAAGCACTCCTGCAACACTTCTTGCAATTATTTTAGTGTAAACACCACTTTCCTGCGCCACAACCTGTTGTTCATCAACAATCCCTAAAAACACTAACTCACTATTATAAAAAGCTTTAATTTTCACCAGCTCCGGCAATTGCTCTATATAGGGAAAAGTTACCGACAAATCATCAGCCGGTACACTCTCCTCCTGATTTATAGTTACATATTCAGCTACCGGCAAATCAATAATGCTATCATTTATATCAATGCCCACAAAAGTCAACATATCCTCACCTGCTCTCCTTCACTAAGCTCATCAACTCTTTTTAACTGAGGGTTTAGCTCAACAAGTTTTTCAATATCAATATTGTAAGCATATGCTATGTCCCATAAAGTTTCTTCCGTTAATGCACTGTGATACATCTTACTCTTGTTTTCAGAAGTTTTAGACAAATCCTCAATAAACTCAAAATTATATGTAACAACCTCAGGAGTAGGATCACAGGCAAGCTCAATACTCTTAAAGAATGCATAAAAAGGCAAGGTATCAGGCAACGATAAAATACCGCTGCCTTCTTTACTTTGAAGCTTCAAAAGTGTCTCATACTGCTTAATGCAGTCCTCACCATAAAGCTGTCCTGTACCTGTAACAACTCTGCCTTTGTTTCCAAGCTTTCTTACAAGAGAATTATTTTCTAAAATCACTTGTTCCTTTATTTCATCCTCAGTTAATACCTTTAAAGTTTTAGGGTTGTGACTCCATTCATAGCCCTTGTATCTCATAGTTGAAATTATCATCCTGCTGTAGCCTCCTGTTCTTCAGTTAAAGCACGGCTAAAACGTCTGCTATCCTGTTCAAATATTTGGCTTATGTTTTGAGCATAGGAAATATCCTGCTGAATATCTATGTAATCTGTCTCCATACTAAACAACCATCCCTTCTGCATAAATCGCAGTAGTAGTCACAAGTCTGCCTGATGAGTCAAATGAAATATCAAAGGAGCTTGTAGTACAATTTGTAAACCTAACTCTCTTTTTGCCTATAAAAGCAAATAGATCGTGGCAGTCAAGCTGAACGAACTCGCCGGAAACCTGCTTTATTGTAATAACATAACTTGTCTTAACATTCAGAATTTTCCAAGGCTGTGACTGTAAAAACTCGTAAAGCTCTGTAGAGTCAGCAACTTTCTTGATATTAAAATCTATAACCCCACCAACAATTTTGCTGTTAGAAAACAAAGTTATATTTTGCTTTTTAAGTAATGTTTTTTCTTCCATTTACACCTCTCCACACAAGCAAAACTCAAGAGAAAAACTAATCTCTCTGTAAATTGATTGAAGCTTATCATCATAGGTAATAGGACCGATATATGATGAATCAATTATTTTATTCTCGTCTGCACTAATAAAAGCCTGTGAAATATTCAAAGTAGTATCACCTAAATCCTCTCCGGAGGTTTCGTTATCAGCATATACTCTAAGGCAAACTTTAACTGAATAAAGCTCTCCCTTTATACTTTCCTCATAATAACCTCCCAAAAATTTTTCCGGCTGGGACACGCTCTCAATATTAACTACACAAGTAAAACCCTGAAAAGGTCTTTCAGTCATACTTTGATTGTAAGCTCTTATAAATTTAACATTTTCAATATCCTTAACACTTTTTGCTTTTACTACCAAAGCGTCAACAATATCTTTTACTTCAGTCATAATCGTCCTCCTTAGTGTCAGTGCAGGCGGTAAGAACCGCCCACACATATACCTTTTTACCTGCAATCTCATAGCTTCCGTTTGCTTTGGTAACAAACTTATTTTCTCCACATTCCACTAAAGTACCACCGCACCTGTTAAGTTTCAAGTCAGGACGAGCTATAAGTAGATAATGACTGTTATCAAGCTTGCCTGTAGGCAGTGCCCTTATATTGAAATATGTATTATCCTTATTATGCAACGGCTCTACAAATGCCGTTGTTGTTATAGTATTGCCATTTTCTGTAATTTTAACAACACTTCCATATCGACTAAGCACATTATTTAAAAGGCTATTCATCTAATTCACCGCTTTAAATGCAAAGTTTGAGTAGCCAATTAAATCAACCATATTAGCCATTTCTTCTTCCCACATTTCCTTAGCATTTTTAATTTTATCCTTGTTAGTAGTAATTGTAATATCACCGGCAGAAAAACTGTTCTCAGCTTCTGCGGTGTAAACTGTATATCTGTAATATGCATTTACTACCGCAGCCTTATCAAGACGCTTTCTGTCACTTTCTGTAAGCTCAGTCTTTGTTACAAGAGAATTTACGTATTCCTCTGAATCTTTTAATAGCGAAATCCATTTTACAGTTTCATCATTGTCAAGACCGGTCATAAGACTAAACCTGTTTAAAGTATCGTTAAAACTCAAGGTATCACCTCATTAGTAATTGAGAATTAATGAAGCATCTTTAAAGATTTTAGCAAATCCGGCAGTACAGCTGATAGCAGCACGTTCAAGCTGACGGTCAATAAGCTTATCATAATCAGTTACAACGTCACCGGCCTGTACCATTTCAAGAGCACAATTCTTATCAAGACCGATAACTTTGCCTTGTGACATTGTTGTACCGTGAAGAAGAGTTGCGCCTAATGGTGTAATCATCTTGCCGGTACCCTGAAAATTAAGTCCTGCTGTACTATCTTTCATTTCATTCATATCAAGAATTTTCTGCATAGCGTGAGTAGGAGCAAGAATAGTATTCAGCTCATAAGGAGCAAGCTCTGACCAAAGCTTAACCAAATCGCTGTATGTAATACTTCCTGTATTATCAACATTGATCAATTCAGCAGCGTTATCATTGCCATCACCGCTTATAAGAACATCAATAGCATCAGAAAGCTGAGCACGTCTGATATATGCACCAATCTGATTTAGTGTAACTGTAAACAAATCAAGTCGCTGAAAACGAATAGCCTCATAAGAGGATACAAGCATTCTGCCTCTCTTGTGTAGCTTAACAAGGTTTTCCTGTGTTTTTACTACAGTCTGTGGAATTGTAGCTCCCTCTGCTACTACCTTCAATGACTTATCGTCATCACTTGGTACAGATGCAATTGAACGGTAATCTAAGCCATCAATCTTAGTCACTGTTGCAACAATGTCAGGGATAAGGTCAACCTGCATCATACCCTGCTTAACAGCACGGCTTACATATTCCGGAAAAAGTGCTGATGAATTACTTGTCTGGAAGAACTTTTCAATGCAGTCACTGCCCTCACCGGATACCTTAATATCAAATCTTTTTAACTGTCTTGAAAAAGCATCTAAGCCATCAAGAGCAGTACCTTCGTAATTTTTTTAAGGGTCAATCGACTCCAAAACCTCTGTAAGGCTTTTGCCTCTTGTCTGATACATACCCTTCTCTATAGTAATATTGTCATAATTTGCCATATAAATTTCATAACCTTTCTGCTCACATTATATTTTAAAATTTATTACAACCTTACTGTGAGCAAATAAGGTGTAAATATAATTATTTCTCACATTAATCCTTAAAGGATAATTCCAATTGTGTTACCGCTTGAATATACAACCCAGTACTTCTTGCCATCGTCATCAACTCCGACTGTCTCGTCGTTTAAAGCACGAATACCCTTGTATCCTACAGGAGTATTTCCTGTTGTACTTAACTCCGCATATCCTGCAATCTGTACTGCCGCATAGTCACCTCTCACACCAACACATACGCCGATAAAGTCATCACCTTTTGCACAAGCTGTAACACTGTTATTTCCATTAATTTTTACAGCTGCACCTACCTTTACAGTGCTGTCTGCGCCAAATGTTACTACGCCTTCGCCGTAGCCCTTAATACTTGTATTCATATTAACCTCCATTAAATTTTAAATTCTGTATTTGTGTTATTTGATTTTGCTTTTTCTCTGAAAAGCTGTGGTTTTGGAGGTAAAAACTCCTCCGACTTATTCATATACGCAAGTCTGAATTCCTTAAGCTCGTCTATGCTCAGATGCTCTGCAACAGACTCCATAGTCTTTCTGGAAATTTCAGGCTGTACAATAGCTGAGTATTTCAAAACATCAGCAATAAGACTGTTTTTGTAAACAACGCCGTCAGCAGCCTGCTTTTTCAAACCGTTGATATATTCATTAAGCTTTTTGCTGTCTTTTTCTGTAAGTGTTACAGCCTCACTGTTTTCAATTGACTTTATAATATCTGTCATTGTTCTTTCCTTTCTGTTAAACGCCTTAATAACACCTGCTTCTTTTTGAGCAGGAACTGCAACAAAGCTCCATTCGTAGGCATCATATGGGTTGATAAGCTCACCGTAACATAACTTGCCATTGTAGCTTTCGCCCTTGATGTGACTACATTCACCGGAGTTAAGATTATTACCGCAAATACTGCATCGAGTTTCCTCTACAGCACAGCCTACACTTACCTCCTTGGTAATTCCACTGTCTAATGACAAAATCAAGTCCTTGTTTTTCTCAGAGTTTGGCATATACGCTCTGGCAACAAGCCTGAAGTAATCATCACCCAGACTATTCTTTTTGCCATAAACCGCTTCCACCTTACAGCTTATAATTCTTGCTGTCTGATTTTGAGCCTTTGGATTGTGATCAAAAACTCCTGTCTTGCCTACAAACAGCTTTTCAAGATTGTAAAGTGACTCTACCGTAAATCTTTCACAGTCACGGTCAACATCATTGTCACACAAAACTACTGTGAAAACATAAACCTCGTCCTCACTCATTTCACGTCTTGAATACTTATTAATAAGCTCAAGCTCTCCGCCCTGAATGGACGCACTTTTAATAACCTGTCCCGTTTTCATTTTCACCCTCCAATCCGTATTCACGTTTAATTCTTTCCTCAATCTCAAGCGCCTGAGCGTTGTTGAGCCTTGCCTCAGAAAGCTCTAACTCATCCTGTAAATTAATCAAATTCCAATTCACAGTAATACCGTCATCGTATCCATTGAGTCTAAGATATACACTACATATTTTTCTTATTACAGGTGTAATAAGACTTCTGTAATATTCAAGCTCACTTGTAAGAATATCCGCTTGCTGACTGCTCATACGCTCTGTACTTGACCAACTAAGTCCAAGCACAAACGGCGGAAGTCCAAGCTTTGCAACAATCTGCTCAAGCAAATGCTTAATAGGAACATCACAATCCAATATTTGGTTATCTGCTCCAATTACCCTGATATTAACGTCACCAACAGATACAAAATCGCAGACCTCAGTACTTCGCATAGCCTTGCTCCATTCGTCAGCAATCTGCTGTGCCTGTTGGGATGTTAAATTACCATTGGCAGTTTCAGGCTTATAAGTTACTGCATATCTGATATTGCCCACACGGTCCCAATTAGTCCCAATTGTTTCAAATATTTTTTTCAGAACAGAACTTACAAAAGGCAGTCCTCTAAGTATAGAAGTACCCCTCACAGAACCCGACTCAGGATTCAAAAGTGTTGTAAGAATTAAATTCTGATAAGGCGCCGGAGTGTTGTCCTCTTTTGTACACACAATTATGTTCAGCGGATTTGAGTCCGTGGTAATTTCCACGTCATTAAAATCAGCATTATACAAGGCTGCCACGTCTGAATTATTGTTTCTTAAAACAATTTCACCTACAGCTTGACCGTATGTAAGCATTTCATTTATATAATTTGTAATAAACGAATAAATGCCACAATTTCCACCTACAGTAGGAACATTTTTCAAAAAGTTATCCAAAGCCTTTTGAGCAGATTTATCATCAGTAACAACCTGAAAATCTCCTATAAGTCTTACGGTTTTATCAATAGCTGCATCAATAATAGGGACAGACTCTCTGAGATTTTTATAAAAATCAAACTCCGTCTTAGTCAACGGGTTGTGATTGTTAAAAAAAGAATAAGATTGTGTTCTTGATGTTACAGGTGCAGGCACTACCAATGCACCTCTGTCATTTTTAATTTTATTTCTTTTAAAGAAATTCAACGTATTCCTCCTGTTATCTTTTGGTAGCCAAAGCTATAAAGCCTTGTCCACTCTCAAGAATTGTTGCCACAAAATATCTGATATCGTCCATAGCGTGGTCATTTTCTTTTATAGGTATATCCAGCCCCTTTTCATCCCAACGATACAAAGAAAACTCCCTTATTGTATCTGTACAATTACAGCAAATTTTAATTCTGCCGTCCTTTAAAGCCGATGCAGTCTGACGTATTCCGTTAATAACATCATTTACCGCAGGCGTAACTGTGTATTCATTGTGATGACGGATAGTTTCTATAAAAGATGCCGCCGATGGGTCTGCTGTGATTGTGGAAATATTGCGATTACCTATTAGCTTTCTCAGAGCTTCATAATGCTCCTCGTCAGTTTTTTGATAACCCATTTTTCGTGAATCAAAGTAGTACTCATCAATGCGATACCAAATATTTTCCTTTAGTCCCCAAAGTCCAAATGAAGCAGGATTTACAGTGCCGTAATCACAGGACACTGCATATCTATCAAATGATCCTTCAGGGACAGTTACAAAAGAGCTTTCCTTCATAAAAGGATAAATTGCGCCGGACACTGCCACCCACTTACCAAGAATAAATCTCTGATAAAAAGCACCGCTGTAAAGGTGTTCATACCTTTCTATAGTTTTTCTTGACAGTGATGGGTTGTCCTCCATTGTAAAGTGCAGATACAGAGCATTTTTCTCCTTAGCCTTTTTAATCCAGTTGCAATAGAACCAATGAGCCGGATACTCAGGATTGCAGTTAAACCAAAATTTACTTCCCTCAACAGAGCAACGAGCCAAGGCTTGCTCCACAAAGGAGCGTGGCATAAGAGCCACCTCATCAAACAGTACACCGGCAAGGGTCATACCCTGTACCAAAGATGCACTGCCTTCGTCTTTTCCGCCGAATACATAAATTCTGTTTTCTCTGCCCTTGTATCTTACAGTCAGAATATTTTTACTGATTTTATCCTCAACTTGAAATCCAAGACTTTTAAGAGTAGCAACCATAGGTGTAATAATATTTCTCCTTGCACTGCGAATCGTTTTGCCACAAATAGCAAAGGACATACCGTTAAACTTATAGAAAATCCAGAACACAAAAGATAATGACATACAAAAGGTCTTTCCCGACCTGACTGCACCGTCACAAATTATAGCGTCCATATTTTCATATTCACTGCCCTTACACCACCATGTAAGAACTCTCAGTTGCTTTTTTGAAAAAGGCTTAATTTCCATTGCTTTCACTTCCAAGTGACTTGGCACCCATAACCAAAGCATCATAAAACGGCGTAGTATTTTCTGCTGTTTCACAGCTTTCGCTCAATTTATCAAGAGCCTTAAACCTATCGAAAAACTTTATTTCAATACCACCCTTGTCGTTGCGCTTTATCTCGGATACCATAAACAAATCCATTTCCTTGAGCTTTTCACTGTCAGGGGATTTGTCCATATTAATCAAGCTGATTGCATCTGCAATACTTCCCATAGCAAGTCGCTTCAAACCGGCCTTTGCAAGGTGTTGCAAGCTTTTGTCCTGTAGTAATGACAGCCTTTCAATTTCCTCAAGAATATCATCACGGCTGATTAGCTCATCACCGCCCTTTGACATTCCTGCATATTTCTCAGCTTCAGCAATGCTTCCGCTGTCTAAAAAACCTCTGCAAAAGGCTCTTTCTTTTTTTGTAAGTTTCTTCAC